CAATGCCTTCGGAACCAATTCGCATCGGTTCTACCTTCGGCAAAGCCGTAGCTCCCCGATCACGCCAAAAGGCGGGGTCGAGGTCGACATTTGCCGTGAGCAATCGTCCCGTTAGGGACGTTGTTCTCGGTGCGTACGCGGCGTGTAACCTGCGTGTCTCGGGACACGTCAGGTCACGCGCTGAATTTTTACAGTCGTCGGTGACGGACCGTCCTGATGTGTGGTTACCACTCATCAAGGCAGCCTGCCACCAACTTCGAAAATTTAGTCTTGAAGGCGGGGAGTTGGACAGGTCCAACATCCTCGTCTCCAAGTACCAGTTCAATCGGGTCGATAGGGCCCGGGCGTTTCAGCTTTCGCTGATCTCCCGGGCTCTACCGGCCGCAACAAAAAAGAAGTGCGAGAGCACCCTGGCTGACTTCATCAAGACAGCCACGGTGCCCTCCCATCATAGTTTTGATCCACCCGTTAGGTTCGAAGCCCTTGCTTCGTACCTAAAGGATGGAATCTCAGGTTCGTTTGAAGATGAAGAGCCTGGATTTCCAGGCTCTTCCTCCTCGTACGATTTTACTCGTTCGCAGGGGGGTCAAGCGGCAGCATTCGTTGCTGCCCTTGACCCCCTTACATCGGAACGGTTAAAAGATACTTGCTCAAGGCAAGTAAGTTCTTTTGACCGCCGTCTGGCAAAAATGCTCACGCGGCAGTCACTTGAGAAGTTTTCTTCTCAAGAGACTGTCAACGTGATGCGAATAATCCCTCTGGCAGAGAGAGGTTATAAATCCCGGATTGTAACCTGCTCCCAGCCTTCACTTGTTTCGAGGGCTCATAAGGCGAGGCGCTTTTTATGGCGCATCATCTTACGGACCCCCCAGATTTCTCGCCACTTGGGCTCACCCCAATCCCGGATTAGGGTGGGCCCACGTGGTTGGATCGTTTCAACGGACATGAACAAGGCCACTGATGAGATATCACACTCTTCACTGGCCTGGTTCTGTCTTCAGTTTAACATACCTCCTGACCTGGTCTACGAAGGGTTTTTCGTAGATACGGGCAAGGAGGTTCTTCCTTATGTGAGGGGGTGTCCCATGGGCATGCCATGCTCATGGGCCATCCTCTCACTCTTTCATTATATGTGCTTTCGCGCCGCCGGCGTGAATCGCTTTGCGATTCGCGGCGACGACGCGATAGCACGTCTCACTCATAGAGAGTGGGGCCGATACCGATCACTTTTAAAGTTGATCGGTTTCAGCCTCAACCTCGAAAAGACTTTTCGCTCTCCAGATGCTGGTACTTTTTGTGAAAAATGCTACCATCTGAAGGGCGAATACCTTTGTCTACAGCCGAGCTTTCCCCTCAGGATTCTAAATCCTGAGGATAAGACCTTGGCTATTCGTGACATTGCGCTGACTGCAAAAGAATCAATGGTTGATTCTTTTGTGGTCCGGCGCATATTTACTCACGGGATGCCGTCCATCTTCGCTCTTGCGAAGAAGTACGGCGTCCCCTTGTTTTTACCTTCGTTTTACGGTGGTCTTGGCTTTCCTCCTTCAAGGAAAACCATGACCACCCAAAAACAATCTGACAAAATACGGTGGGCGGACACGCATGGACTTTCCATGCCTGTCCAGGTCACCGTTACTGGTAACAACATGAAGAAGGCTGTATCTAAGCTCTCGGGGCTTAGGTACACTTCTTCTGCTAACGAAACGTGTGTGCATATTGAACGACTTATTTCCGAAGTCGTCCAACCTGCATCACTTCTTGATATTCTTGATGGATCGAGGAAGGAAGTAAAAACTTCCTTACATCGATTCCTCAAACTACTGTCGCGCCGCTACAGTGAGATCCCCCGTGCAAGGGGATCTTACCGGCAGCGGTGCTCAACCCTTTTTGACCGCCAGGTGTTGGTCTCACGCGCCAGCGTGAAATCAACACTCAAGCATGTCTGTATGGATAACGAACGACCAAAGGAGTCCTTTGGTCGCTCGTTTTTCCTAAATTTTTAGTAAGCCAACGTGGTCCCCCAGAAGGAACACGCCAGTTTTACCGCTGGCTAAGCAGTTGATTAGGAGCTTCGGCGCCCCTGAAAAACTAACTTCTGTCTAGTTGAATGTGGGGTCCGACGAATTAGGAAATTCCTATTTCGCCGGAACACAGGCCCCAGTCTTGGATTTCCTGGGAAAACAAAGAATGGGCCGGTGCTCGAACTGGCCCCGTACGTTAGCG